GTACAGTGGTTGTTTTTTCTGATGATCCTAAATGGTGTAGTAGTGAGTTCCCTGATGACAGGTTCCTTGTCTCAGAAGGTGGTGACAATCTTACAGACCTGTGCATGATGTCTATGTGCAGTGACTTTATAATCGCCAACTCCTCATTCTCTTGGTGGGGTTCTTGGTTATCACAAAATCCAGACAAGAGAATAATAGCACCTAAGAAGTGGTTCGGAACGGGATACACTTCTGCACATGACACATCCGATTTGTACTGTAGTAACTGGGAGGTAATCTAATGACGGATAAAATAGATGCTGAATTTGTAGCATCGACTGAGAGAGTCAATGTGTTGGAACCAGAGATCAAAAATCAACACTGGGACTTATCAGATTGTACTTTCATCATTCCTCTTCGTATTGAATCGAGAGATAGAATGAGAAATACAATTACAACATTGATTTATCTTCTCAGAAATTTCAAAACAAATGTAATAGTAAAAGAAGTAGATAAAGAATCGATTTTCAAGGAATCTGTGCAACCTGCACTGGAGGCTGCCTTGAAAGATTTTCAATTGGAAGGACTCACCCACATATTTGAGCAGTCAGATGAGTATACCTTCCATAGAACTAAAATAATCAATGACATGCTCTGGATGGTGGACACACCATATGTCGCAAATTACGACATTGATATTCTTTTACCTAAAACTTCTTACGCATACTCTGTCAATCTTTTAAAGAATGGTTTTGACAAAGATGGAGAACATATTACACCAAGATGTGTATATCCATATGGACGTGGGCAGTATCAAGCACAAATTACTGCTTCAGATGATGAAGTAAGTCAATTTATGAATGAGGAATTCAATTTTGAGGTGTTCAAAACTTGGAGAGCATACGATGCTAAGTTTGGTTTTGTACAATTCTTCCATACCGAAACTTACAAAAAATTTGGGGGAGAAAATGAGGGTTTTGTAGCATATGGATACGAAGATGATGAAAGACACTACAGATTCAACGAACTTACAAAAGTTGTTAGAATGAATGAGAGAGTATTTCATCTTGAACATTCAAGATCTAAGAACTCATGGTTCAACAATCCTTACATAGAAGATAACAGAAAACTATGGGAGAAACTCAAGTCCTGTAAGAAGGCAGAACTACAACTTTATTATGAGCACGTCAAGTATGCCAAAGAAAGAAACTCTAAGGGATAAAAATAAATCCTCCTACAAACTTGCAGGTTTCCCACAAGTCTTATGGATAAATCTTGATAGGTTTCCTGAGAGGAAACAATACATGGAGGAACAGTTTACATACTGGCAGATTCTAAATCATCATCGTATCTCAGGCGTTGATGGTATAGAGTATGAAGAATATTTGAAAGGCACTGTCCCTGATAATATGAATTCTGGAGAGTGTGCTTGTGTCATGTCACACTTGAATGCCATCAAATATTTTGTAGAGGAGACTGATCTTGATGAGATAATCATCATGGAAGATGATGTGGACTTAGATACTGCTAGACATTGGAACTTTACATGGAAGGAAATAAGAAAAAGACTGCCTATAAATTTTGACTGCTTTCAATTGACAATCATAAATCCTAATGGTATAACTTTAAAACTGCATCATAGATTTATAAATGACTTTTCTGCTGCTTGCTACCTTATTACTCGTCATCATGCAACTAAACTTCTCAAACTTCACCAGAGAGGATCGCAGTGGAAGATCGACCAAAACATCAGACCAATAGCAGTCTCCGAAGACTTGATTCTTGATAGTGGAAAATCATATTCCACACCCCTTTTCAATTACAGATTGGATATGGGATCTGCTATCCATGAGGAACATATAGATATCTTTCACAAGGGTAGTAACAATGCTCTTTCTGATTTTTGGAGAGAGAATGGTGCCGATGTAAAAGTTGATGAAGTCATGCAACTTGACGAGTACTGTGGTAGAATACCACCATCCGTATATTTTAATCAAGCAAAAGAGGAACTAAAAGATGCCTGAAGTTGTGCTTCCAGAAGAAGATAAGACACCTAAAGCAGGTAGTGGTGCTGCCCCAGAGCATAATATACCTGCACCTCCTGAGAATCGTCCATTAGAAATGAAGGACTACCAAGCAATTGGAGTGTTTGAAAATGCTATGCCTAGAGATATATGCAACGCAGTGATAGCATCCTTTGAAGAATGGTATTCAAGAAAATATATTGTTAATGATTCTATAAAACACACTACCATGGCAGTGAGTGAGAATGGAGAAGATATAGTGAGTTCAATTGACACTGGTTTTGCAGGTGACAAACAGTTTCCTCAAGGGAGTTTGGGTAGATTAGATACACAATTGTTTTTAGAGACACATGATAAAGCAATGGCACTTGCTCTTGCTGGATGGTTGGGTGACTGCTTCAAAATTTACACAGATCATTATAAGGGAGTAGTTGAGGGAGATCCCTTATCATCAACAACATATAAAATTCAAAAGACTCCACCTGGCGGAGGTTATCATGTGTGGCATTGTGAAGATAGTGGATTTTTATATCGAGATAGAGTATTGACATGGATGGTTTATCTGAATGATATACCTCTAGGTAATGGTGGAGCAACAGATTTTCTATATCAAAAAATGTCATTACAACCAACAGCAGGGACAATTGTTTTTTGGCCAGCAGCATATACTCATATGCATAGGGGTGCATTCTTGACAGGTGATGTTGATAAGTACATTGCAACAGGTTGGTTCAATAGAGAAGCACCTCCGAATGTATGATAATTTTTACCACTAATATAAACGCTTACGATAACATCCCCGATCATTACTATGATGGGGATGTAAAGTATGTGATGTTTTATGATAAACCAATAGAGAAGAAAGGTAATTGGGAATTTATCAAGTTAGATTGTAAATATGATCATCCTGTTTTGAACGCTTATCATACTAGATGTAATTCACACCTATGGTTTGATGAACCACATGTGTGGATAGATGGTTGTTATACTATGACTGAGGAGTTTGTAAAAAACTCCAAAGAATTTTTAGAGAAGAATGAAATAACTTTGATGCATCACCCTGACAAGAGAACATTTCTAAGGGAGATTATGAAGTTGTTTAGGTGTGATTTTGTACCAGAAAATCGTCTTATAAAATTTTGCAATGATTTACACGACATAGGATTTGATCCAGAGTTCATGGATCATACAATCAACTGTTGTATATGGAGAAATAATACATCAAAGGTAAAGGAATGGAATGAGAGATATTGGTATTGGTATGAACACTATGGATTATTTCATGGTTGTCAAATCACCAGTGCTATCGCTGAGTGGGAAGTGTATGGTAAATTACTGCCGAGAGTTGATCTGCAGGTAGATCTATTCAAATCTACAAGGGCAAAATCCTATCCTCACTCTTACGATTTTACAACTCATAAAAACGAGGAAGAATTTAAGAAGAAAATATGCAATATTATGAACCTACCTGTCAGAGATAACTTACCATATTATTCTGGAGAAGATATTGATGGGCAACTAATTGTGTACACATGTATAACAAATGGACATGATGCACCATCAGCACATAGTTATTTTGATCCTGATGTAAGGTATGTTTGTTTTCATGATGGTATGGTGGATAAGACTGTAAAGGGATGGGAATATATTGAATTGGATTTAGACATAGAAGATCCAAGAGACTATGCATATTATGTAAAAGCACATCCACATGAATTTTTTCCTGAGAATTCATACACTGTTTGGATTGATGGGTGTTTTGTTCTAACAAAAAATTTCATAGAAAATAGCATAAGGTCATTTCCATTCAGTGTGCTCAGACATGGTGGTAAGTTTTCATATTTTGATGAGATGTTGGAGGGATTTACTTGTGCATTTTTTGGATATGATGACGCTGTAAATCTTTCTAAGTCACTAAAAGAATCTGGATATAATTTCAAAGATTATTCAAGTCCACAATGCACAATATTGTGGAGAAAGTTGACTGATGACATTAGGGTATTCAATGAGACATGGTACAAGTGGGGAAGTCGTGGGTATAATCGTGACAATATTCCATTCGACGTATCAATACAACTAACAGGAATCAAACCAGAATTTTATGATAACAGGGATGATAGTGGTATAGATTTAGGTTTCTTCAACAAGGTAGGTCGTAAGAAAAAACATCCACAACACGGAGATAAAAAACAATATCTTATGAAGGATAAATTTATAGATGATCTTAAGAAGATTACAGGTCTTTCTAAATTTAATGCCATATATACTGGGCATGATTTTTACATGAAGTACTTTGATATAATATGATAATATATACTTGCTTGACTAACAATTATGTTTCTCTCCCAACTCACATGCCAACTGGTGCTGAGTATTATGTGTTTGGTGTTGATGATCCACCAGCACCATGGAAATCATTGCCTAATCCGAAGCATATAGAAGATCCAATAAGACTGTCAAGATACCATAAGATATATTGTCCATTTGATGAAAGTGTATATGTGGATGCATCTAAATTACATCTTATAAATGATTGTTTTGTTGAACTTAGTGAAGCGATACTAAATCAAACTAATTTTTTTGTTATGAGACATCCATGTAAATTCACATGGTTGGAAGAGTGTGCAGAGTATGTGTCTAAAGGTTGGGTTGATGAAGATACTCTTATTAATTTTACACAGGAGGTAAAAGATGTAGGATATAAATTCAATAATCATTTTCCACCCTTGTGTACAATATTATGGAGAAGAAATCAATGGCATTTCAATGATCTATGGTGGGATTGGTATATAAAAGGTGGTGTAAGAGATCAATTATCTTTTTCAGTTGCTCTTCAACTTTCAAAAGTAAAATTTGAATGGGAAGACTCTAGAGATCTGCTGAATAAATTTACAAATGCAGAACCTGATGGTATATGGTGGAAGAACAGGGCAGGTGACTACAAATATGGTGAAAAGAAAGACCCTGAAGATATTGTCAATAAATTATCAAAGATTACAGGACTGAATAAAAGATTTAGATATCGTGCTGCTGTCTTTACAAAAACAGGTGACCTCATTTTGGGTGATAGAGGTAAGTACTGGCCAAAGGACTATCACTCACTCAGAATAATAAGCGGGGCAAGAAACCATTGATTATATACACCTGCATTACAAATGGTTATGATGAGATACCTAATGAACACTACTATGATCCTGATATACAATATGTTTGTTTTACTGATGGTAGTATAAAGAAAAAAGGACCTTGGGAATTCAGAGACATTCCTATAGAGCATGAGTGTCCAAGAAGAAGGTCTGCTTATCCAAAAATAAATCCCCACAAATTATTTCCCATAGGATCTAAAGTTGCATGGATAGATGGATGCTATGTTATGACAAAAACTTATGCAGAGCAGTGTAAAAAAATAACATCTGAACATAAGTTTGCCATCATGAGACACACAGAAATGTTTACTTTCTACGATGAAATACTAGAAGGATATCTTGGTAACATGAATACATGGGATGATCAAGTTACAATGACAAAAATGATGAAGGAACTTGGATATAAATTTAGATTATACTGTAGTCCTGTGCTTGGAAGTTTTTGGAGAAATATTACCGAGGATCTTTTTGAGTTTCATGACCTATGGTGGAAGTATTCATTGATAGGACCTAATAGAGATCAATTATCATTTGATTTAGCAAGACAAATTACTAAATTAGAACCACATTTTATTGAAGATGGGTGGTTAGGTAAAGACCATCATGGTAGAGGGGTTGATTCTAATAAACCAGGAAGTGTAGGAGTGTTGTTTGGATCAAGCGGAAAACAATATAGAAGAAAATTGCATCCTCAATCTGGTAATTTGTCAGGAACATACGAAGATATATTTTCTAAGGGAAAAGAATTGATTGAACATCTGTATCAATATACCAAATTACATCCCAAATTTTATATGAGATACCATCATCGTGGGTGGATACAAAGTAATGTAACAGACCCTTTCTTACCAAAAAGTACATAAGATAATCTTATAACTGTTATCAAATATACTAATCTACTTGACATAATTATTACGATTTGCTAAGATAAATAACAATACTGATCACAAACCGAGACCTATAGTCAGTATAATACATCGTCTCTCATATCCTGTAGTGAGGGATTACAGGAAATAAGTTTCGCAAGTACCCTTCTTGCCCTACTTACAATCGTCTTACTAATGACAACCTCAAATCTAACACGTAGATCTGGTGGTATCCTAAAGGGATGGCCTGAGTTCTGCGAATGGGTAACTTCAACTGACAATAGAATCTATGTTGGTTGGTTCGGTGTACTCATGATCCCATGCTTACTCACAGCAGCAGCATGTTTCATCGTTGCTTTCATAGCAGCACCTCCTGTCGATATCGACGGAATCCGTGAACCTGTAGCAGGTTCATTCATGTATGGTAACAACATCATTTCTGGTGCAGTTGTACCATCTTCAAACGCAATTGGTCTACACTTCTATCCTATCTGGGAAGCAGCAACTCTAGATGAGTGGTTGTACAATGGAGGTCCTTATCAGTTGGTAATCTTCCACTTCCTTATTGGAATCTCTGCCTACATGGGTAGACAGTGGGAACT